CTGTTTGAATTTAATTGAAGATTTTGCATTTTACAACTGTTATGGATTAACTGGTAATTTGACAATTCCGAGTTCAGTTACTACAATTGGATATGTTTCATTTATAAATTGTTCCGGATTAATTGGGAATTTGATAATACCGAGTTCAGTTACTACAATTGGAAACCTTACATTTCAAGACTGCTCAGGATTTAATGGTAATTTAATAATCCCTAGTTCAGTTACTTCAATTGGAAATTTTGCATTTTGCAATTGTTCAAAATTAACTGGAAATTTAATAATTCCGAATTCAGTTACATTAATTAGAAATTATACATTTCAGAATTGTTCTGGATTAACTGGTAATTTGATAATACCGAGTTCAGTTAATTCGATTGGAGATGGGGCCTTTTCAGGATGCACAGGATTAAATGGTAATTTGACAATCTCAAATTCAGTTACTTCAATTGGAAATTCTGCCTTTTATACTTGTTCTGGATTAACAGGTAATTTGATAATACCTACTTCAGTTATTTCAATCGGAAATCTTGCATTTATTGGATGTACCGGATTTAATGGACGTTTGACGATTCCAAATTCGGTCGTTACAATTGGAAATTTAGCCTTTTATAATTGTTCTGAGTTAATTGGAAATTTAATAATACCAAGTTCAGTCACTTCCATTGGAGATTCAGCATTTTACAACTGTTATGGATTAACTGGAAATTTAACGATTCCGAATTCAATTACATTAATTAGAAATAATACATTTCAGAATTGTTCTGGATTAACTGGTAATTTGATAATACCGAGTTCAGTTACTTCGATTGGAGACGCAGCATTTGCAGGATGTATAGGATTTGTTGGTAATTTTACAATTCCAAATTTAGTTACTTCAATTGGAAATTATGCTTTTTATACTTGTTCTGGATTAACTGGTAATTTGATAATTCCGAATTCAGTTACTTCAATCGGAAATCTTGCATTTATTGGATGTACTGGATTTAATGGAAATTTGACAATACCAAATTCAGTTGTTTCCATTGGAGATTCAGCATTTTACAATTGTATAGGGTTGATATTAATTAATAATATGATATCAACTCCACAAATTATATTTTCAAATACATTTTATAATGTAAATAAAACAATACCACTTCACGTAGCAGTAGGATCACTAGCATCCTATCAAGCAGCACCGTATTGGAATGAGTTCACTAATATAATCGCTGATTTATAAATATAAACTATGACAACAAGCCCACTCCTTAAATGGACATTTAGCCTTGTAACAAGTATCGTTGCAATTATAGAACCCGCAATACCTTTTGTAACTATTTGTTTTGCAGCAATAATATGGGACTGTTGGACGGCTTATAAACTGTCGAAACGAGTAAAACTATATACCGGATTATCTACTGCTAAATTCAAGAGTAAAAAGGCAGATAAGATTATTGAAACAGGAATTAATGCTTTAGTATTTGTGGTGCTATCCATTCAGGTAAATACATATGTTACCAAGGATTTTGGAGATTTGCATTTACCAAACATTGCTGCAGCAATAGTAATAGGTGTTCAGATCGTTTCGGTTTGCGAAAACATAAGCAGTTGCAATACTAAATGGTGGGCCAGACTATTACAAAAAATATTTACAGACAAATCAAGTCGGCATTACGACATAAACGAAGAAGATATGAGTACAAAACCATTTTGGAGCAAGTTTGCTTCTCCCACTCCACAGAAGTGGAAAAAGATAAGAAACACGGCAGCTACATTTTTGGCCGTGGTAGTGGCCATCGCCGGAACATCTTCCGTATTACCGGGAATAAATACCCCGCAGTGGTTTACGGACTACGCGTGGTATATTGGTGCTGTACTGGGTGCAGTAGTGGCGTATGCGCAGAGTAAGGAAGAGGTGAAACAGTGAACAGTTAGCAGTAAACAGTAATCAGTAAATAGTAAGTTATGAGTAATGTAAGAACTTATACCGATAAGGAAATACTTGAGCGGGTAAAATCATTACCATCGTTCAAAGGATGGCCGAAAGGCATATTAGATGTATGGATAAGAAGCAACGAGGATGCATACGATCAGTTTGACGATAAATGCTACACGTTTGAATGCTATGGTGACATAAAACTTCCACGCTTCATAATGGTATGTACCGGTACCACCAATGCCGGACAGTATGGATTAAAGCATTTTGAGGAATACAACTCAGTGGGGTGCGCTGTATTGAAATCGGACACAATTGTGTATGACAGTCACAAATACGGACTACACAAAGGAAAACAGGCTTTTGTGCAATGTAAAGGATTTCCGTACTTCAGAGATGCTAACCGAAACGAACATGCCGAAGAAATAGGAAAAGAGTGCAACGACATTATTGGTGCCAATTGTCATCGGGCCGGTATGAACTCTACCATTATCGCGAATTGGTCGGTAGCATGTTTAGTTCGGAATAATTTGGATCAGTTTATGGCCTGGTTGAATTTTATGGATCGAAAAAGTTTATCAGTGGTAATACTAAAAGAATTTTGATATGAAAAATACAATTATCATTTTATCGATTGTGATTGTAGCAATGGGTGCAGCGTGGTATTACTCCATGAAAAAAGACCCATTGCCGGTGCAGACTATTCAGCCGGTAGTAGTTGAGAACCTGAGCAAGGTAGATTCGCTACAGAAACAATGTGCTATCAGGGATAGTCAGTTATTGAAAATTGGAAATACATGTTTCTTGCTGTACGCCAAAAATGGCGATTTAAAACTCAGATTAAAGCAGTCGGACACAGAAGTAGATACTTTACGTGCGAGATATGACCGTAACCATACGCTTGAGCAATGCGATTCATTGGTGACAGCTCAGCAATATAATATTCAGAAGAAAGATAGTGCCATAACACAGTTGGACAGTACCATTACAACACAGAAAACAACACTTTTTTTACTCAAGCAAAACAACAGCGATAAAGACTCCGCCATAAGTTTATTGAAGCAGTCCGTAGCAACTATGACTACCGACATAACCGCACTTAATTACTATCGTACCTGGTGTAATGATCACCCGTTTAAAAGGTGGTTTATAGGTATAAAAAGGAAATGATTGTGTGATTTTTTTTCATAGTATTAGATTGAGTAGCGGAATCCCCTCGTTGTGAAACGCGGGGATTTCATTTTTGTCTGAATCAGAATTTACAGGATGATTGAATTTACAGAATAAAAATTGTCTGAATCAGAATTTACAGAATTTTAGAATTTACAGAATAATACCACCCCTAAATCCACTGAAGGGTACTTGAAGAGTGCAAAGAATAGAATATGTACAGATTAATAAGAAACATTGAATTATGGAAAAAGTAATATGTGATGAATGTAGCAAAATTTTATTTGAAACGTGGAAAACAAGTAAAGTATCAATTGGAATAGAAGCCCAACAAAAGGGGTTTATTTACAAAAATGCGTGTTTATTTTCTACTAAATACAGTTCACTAATCTTCTGTAGTGAAGAGTGTAAAAAAGTATTCTATCAAAAAAATATACCAAAAACAGAGCAGAACATAAAAATTCAGGAAGTTTTGGAAGATATGAAAAAAGATATTCCAAAAATGGCAAAGGAATGTTGTGAAGGCCTTGACCAAATAAGTAAGTTTTTGAAACAGAAATGACAACTGAACAGATAATACAAGAGAATGCCCGCAGGAATGCAGATAAGAAGAAAGACTATGATCCGGTATCAGGTCTGAATTGTTGCGGGGATAGGTTTGTATTACAGGTTGCGGATAAGAACCCACGGACATTTTATATGCCGGTGGAGATGGAAAATCATCCGGCGATACTTATGCTGAAAAAACATGGAAGCATTGAAAAAGCATTACGTGAAAAGTTGAAGCATAAACCGTCACAGATAGAAATTGATTTTTTTTGGTTGAAAGTATGCGAAGAACGATATAAATGGGATTTTGAATTTTATGCAGTAACATGCGAGACAATACCTGACAAAGAAACGGCAGAGTTAGGGCCTTTTATTTTGAACCCGGCACAAAGAATGCTTCTAATAATTATAATGGGAGATATAAATGCAGGGATTCAAATACTTTTGCAAATTCTGAAAGCAAAACAAATGGGTTTTTCTACATTGATACAGATGATTATGAAATGGATTCAAACCATTCATAGGAAAAACTGGAATAGTGTAGTTTGCGCCCATACAAGAGATGCAGCCATTAATGTAAGGTCGATGTATGAAAAATCAATTTCAAATATGCCGGCCATAAATGGTGTAAAGTTTAGCATCCGAGGATTTGGAGGAACACAAAACATAAAAGAACTTCCTGAGAGAGGTTGTAGAATAACTGTAGGATTTGCGACAGAACCCGATAGTGTACGATCGCAAGACGTAAAAATGATTCACTTTTCGGAAGAAGCATTTTATCCATCGACAGAAAATAATAATCCGGAGTCATTGGAGGGAACTATTATTTCATCTTCAACAAGTGGTCCATATACCATGATAGCACGTGAAAGTACAGCCAATGGGGTCGGCGATTTTTTTTATGAGCAGTATCAAAAAGCAAAAAAAGAAGAAACAGCATACAGAGCCATATTTGCACCATGGTTTATGCTGAAAATGTATGAAATAACTTTCGACGGTAGTTATTACATGCATAATGGCCGAAAGAAAAAGGGAACGGTAGCCGAGTTCATTTCTACAATGACAGATTATGAATGGAACATATACAATAATAATTCAAAAATAAAAATTTGTACCCTTGAAAATTTGAACTGGAGACGAATGAAGGCAGCCACTATGCCGAGCGAAAGCAAGATGAAGCAAGAGTACCCCAGTGATGATATAGAAGCGTTTCAAGATTCAGGTAGTCCGGTATTTAAAGCCGATGATATTGAGAAACTTCGTCCGGATTGTTGCCCACCGGTGGCAGTTGGTACCATGAGTTCGAAATGTGCACCCGAAATAGCCGTAGTAGAACAAAAGCGCCGAAAAGAAATATTACAAGAAGTAAACTTTGTAGAAGATACGGAAGCCACCAACTTTGTGTTGAATGGTGATCAGAAGCTACGTTTCCACAAAGGCGTGAATAAACTGCATGTATGGGAATACCCGGACACAGTTCAGAAAATAAGTAACAGGTATGTAGTAGTATTCGATCCACAGCGCGGAACAAGCGAAGGAGCTGACTACGGTGTGATAAAAGTTTTTGATAGATACTGGATGATGTACGGCGAAAAACCGTACGTTGTGGCTTTATTCTACGGGCATATTGACAAGGATATTACTATCTGGATAGCTGCACAGATAGCCAAGTATTACAATAATGCATTGTTGGTAGTAGAAAGTAATACCTACGACAGTACAGCAGATGGAGACGAAACGGAATTTATCTTCGATACCATAGCAGAGTACTACAATAATATGTACAGCAGAACGCCGGCTGACAAGATACGCGAAGGTGCGCCCATAAAATACGGTTTTAATACCAATAAGAGTACCAAGCCAATGGTAATTAATAACTACATAGCCATTTTGCGTGAGCAGGGATATGTAGAGCGAGACGAAGAAACATTGAATGAAGCACGAACCTTTGAGACAAAGAAAGACGGTAAGACAGGCGCAAAACAAGGAAAACACGATGACCGGATTATGGCCACTATGATAGGATTGTATATTTGCTATGAATTACCTATTCCGGCAAAAATAAAAGTAGTGAGTGGAGTGAAGAGTAAGAAAATGGCGTGGTAATGCTTCGGCAAGCTCAGCAACCTATTTGATAGTGTAAAGTGTATAGTGTAAAAAAGAAAAGCAACGTGATTACGTTGCTTTTTTGTTATAAGGAATAAGTATGTTTACTCTGCTTCTATAAAATTTATATTTTTGATATCTTCGAATATACTATTTACTTCATTATAATTGCCTACAACAATAGTATCAAAATATTTTTGAATATTCTGAACTTCTTCAACAAATAAATCATAGTCATTGATTTTTTGATATTAATACAGTAAGGTTGTTCTCCAATAACTCTTTTGAAAAGAGCATATACACATACCGGTTTATCTAAAATATCAATAGATAAAATAAAATCATAAGGTTTTAACTCAGGAATATTTTTGAAAACAAAATTATCTTTTTCTTGCATAATAATATTGATTAAATTGTAGTTTTTACGCTACAAAGAAAAACAAATAAATTGAATTATTCAGTTTTAGGAGTAGAATTTTTCTTTTTCTCCACTTTGAAAAGATGATCGATCACCTTTCTGTTGGCTTCAGATATCTTTTTTATGTTGCGGTTTACATAGGTTGCAGACATACCTTTTATTTTACGCCCCTGTGAGATTTCAATGATAGGATCAGGAATATCCAGTTCGCCGGCAATAGTTGCCCACGAGTGACGCCCCCAGTAAGCGGTAATGAATGGTAGAACAAATTTTATGTTTGTATTCATACGCCTTTCAACATTTTTATAATCGTCGGTAGAATAAGTGTCCATAAAATCGAGTAAGTATTTTTTACCGGGGTAACGACTTATTATTTCCTGAGCTTCCGGTTCAATACGAATAATAATAGGTTCGTCGGTTTTAGCACGAAGTATGGATAACTGACCACCCCTGATATCGGATTTTTTCAAAAATAGCAAATCTTTCAGGTTTAGGCCACACAAGTAGAAGGATAGAAAAAATAGATCGACGTAGCGTTTTACGTTTGGAAATTCAGAAGTATATTTATTTGCATTTTCTTTCAGGTCGGCATAAAACATTTCATAGTCGAAATTCAGCATATAGCGTAAATCCTTCAAAGTGATATTTCTATGTTTCGTATTAGCTTCTTTAATTTTGAACTTACGGAATGGATATTTATCCGGACTAATTAAATCACGATCGATAGCATCATTGAAAATAGTACGAATGGCACGAAGGTAATTTCCCTTTCCATTAGTAGACATACCCGTTTGATCGCAAAAAATTTCAAAATCTTTCAACCACCCCACAGTGATATCCGAAATAAATATATTTTGGATTTCACAAAATGCTTCCACTTTTTTGAGCATAAGCCGGTACTGATCGGCCGAAGACTTGGAAGTATATTTTTTTAAGTGGTTTTCGGTGTAGGTTTTGAAATGCAGTTTCATGCGGTCCACCTTATCCAGTTCATCATATCCATCAGCACCCGATTCGATAAAACGTTTTATTTCGGTACCGGTTTGGAATTTCGTTTTGAGTAGTCCACGCATTTGCAGATCCTCGAGCACATTTTGTGTATATTCCAGTTTTTGGGATATGATGTAATTCATCATAGTGGCCTTTGGTAAGCCAATGATTTTACCCAGAAGGAAATTTTCCTGCGGAACATCAATACCGGTATTTACATAAAAGGCCTGGTTCTTGAAGTTGAACCTGATTTTTACGGAGAATTTGCCATTCGCTTTCGCCCGGCGTGTTTCTAGTATGACGGCTAATTTCATGCTTATTGCTTCAGGATAACCGGATGAAGATAAAGATACTTTTTGAAAATCGTACAATTGATTTGTCGCATTTTGTCGCAAATTGTCAGTGTTTGCCAATTCGTTTTGAAAATTTCTTGTACATAGTTGTTTTTTGGACATAAAAAATAAGTGGTTTAAAGTTGGAATTAAAAATTCTAATCAACTGTAAACCACTTATATAAACTACGTTTTTCAACTTGTCGGGGTAGCGGGATTCGAACCCACGACCCCCTGCTCCCAAAGCAGATATATAAGGATTTAGTATGTTGATTGTAAGATAAATACTACATATAGTATTTGTTTTGTACAGAAAATCGTACAATAGTATTATTGAAAATGTGCTGTCTTGAAAATTCCTTGTACATTATTTGCTTAGGATTTTGTTCAGTAATTTGGTTTGTGCGCTGAGCTGTTTGTTCATTTCAGAGAGTTGTTTCTGTAAAGATTGCTCAATTTGCTGTCCGGATTGATCTTCTCCAAACAGAAAACCTACAGTAACATTGAAGTAAATTGCTGTTTTTTCGATTTTATCTGAAGGCATAAATGTAACCTCATTTAGATAATCATCCAACGTGCTGCGAGAAACGACAAGATAAGCAGCAAAATTGGTTTTACTTGTTTTCCGATCCCGGATTAGTTTTTCAAGATTTTTTCCAAACATATGTTTATACATTAATTATTGTAATATTTCTATTTTGGGAGTATTATTCCACAAAACATAAATAAATATCAATTCGCTTAAAATAAGTAGAACTACAGGAATAAATGACATTGAAAAATAGATTGATATAATGCTAAGTATTAATACAAATGAAAAATGAAAAGATACCATTATTCTGACTGAATAATTTTTGTCTTTATCATGATAAGATTTTGTTACAATTTTTAAAATAATGTATATAAAAAAAGCAAAACAAGATTCAAATATGCATAGATACTTGAATAATTCGCCAATCTCTGAAACGATATATGTTGATGTTTCTTTTTGATATAAAAATGCAGATCCTATAACTAAAAAAAATCCCAATATCGTCAGAGGAAAGTCCAATTTTGATTTCATGTTATTAAAACTTTAAATTTACAATTACATTTTTTTTACACACACACTTCCAGACAATAATGCATCTATCATTTCCTGCTTTTTATCCAACTCTTTTTTGAACCACTCGATATCATTCCTTTGGTCATGATTCTGTTTTTGTAATTCTTCAATAATTTGCATTTGACTCTTATCTGGCTTTTTGTACTCAGTTGGTAAATCAGCAACAGATGAATGAATTTTATTGCTCTTAAGCATTTCACCTTCATCCAAAAAAAGCCAATTAGCGTCTAATTCTGGGTAGGTATATAGAATTTTTGATATATTATCCTGAGATAAGGACCCTCTTTTGCGAGCTTTACCAATCAATCCGTTAGAAATGCCGACTTCTACAGTAAGTTTATTGTCATTTAAACCCTTGTATTCCATGAATTTGTCTAGTCTATCAAAAAAATATATCATTTTTTCTATATATTATTTGGTTAGTATATCAATATTTCTATATATTTGCACCATATAATTATAACTAATAACAAAACTTATACAGCATAAGTTTATCAACAGGATTTAAATTAAAAAAAATATATAAGTGTCTATCTGGTATGAGAAACATATAAATAGCACTAATAATACAACTTACAACGCTAAATAATTTACAAAAATACAAAAAATGAGCATAACTACAACACAAAGAGTAAAAATAGTGAGTAAGCCATCACTATCAAACACCTTAAAATCAATAGAAATAGGTGTTCCAACGCTATTTAGCACAAATCAATTTAAGGTTCAATTAGCTCGTGTGGCTGCTTCTGAACTGAAAAGAAAAGAAGGATATGAATTTACTGTATCAGAGGACGGTATGGTAGATGAGTATATAGTGACCTGTTTGGCCAAGCCAAAACCTAAAGTAAAGAAACAGCTACCATGAAAGACTTCAAAGCAACTCTTTGGGCAATAGTTGACAAAAATGAAAATGTTTACTACAGCACTTTATAAAGAGTAAAAAAAGAGTGTATAGGTAATTTCATTAGTGGAACTTCACTTACCTGGGAAGAAACAAAAAAATACGGTTGGAAGTGCATTAAGGTTGATGTACAGATACAATCGGCTAGTAATAAACAGAATTAATACTACTCACATGGAAATAACCACCATACAACAACGTACTTATACGCTATTTGGCAAGGAGGTAGAGCCTGGAACATTACTCTACTCGCTATGCGATAAGTACTACGCGAAATTCGGGATGTTGGAAAAAGACATAGAAACCGAAAAGGACAACGAACGGCGCAACCTAATGCGCGATATTGAAGAAGGCGTATGGTTTTGCGAATTCAGAAGCGATGATGTTAACCTACGACGTGAAGTGATGCTTGAGAACTTTTATGAAACCGCACAAGAATTACCGATATGATAGCTACACCCCCAGAAGTTGAACCAGTAAGTAGGTATTCGATAGCTGATACCGCAATAAAACTTGGAGTAAGTAAGCGAACAATAGAGCGATACATTAAAGCCGGAACGCTAAAAGCTCAATATAGGAAAGCAAATAAAAAACCATTTGTAACAGGATTGGAAATAGTGAAAGCATGGCAAGCAACTTATTAAACTCATGCTTCGAATCCGCTTACTTCGACTACGCTCAGTAACCAGACTTCGACAAGATCAGCGACCGAACCACTACAAACTAAATAATCATATTATGGGAGATCTATTTTCAACTACAGAACCCGCAAAGCCAAAGAAGAAAATATTCTACAAAGGCAAAGGCGGTAAGTTTTCGGACAAAGAAACAGCCCGAATAACGGCAATAGAAGCAGAAAATGCCAGACTGAAAGTAAGTAATGAATACCATAAACGGCAATCTGAACGACTAGCCGGAGATTACCGAGAAGAACATGCTAAAAGACTTGAACTGGAAGCAGAAGTAAAATTGCTTAGAATGCAATCAGTAAACTAATACTTCGACTACGCTCAGTAACCATAGTAACATAGAATAGTTATGGCACAACAACAATCATCAGCAACACGCGCAGCGAAATGGCAACGGCCGGAACGAACGGTGGAGGACATGAATAAGATATGTGGTGATGCATTCCGCGCATTGAAGATACTACCGCATTGGAAGTTTAAGGAATATGCCCGTACTACATTGCCCACCGAGGAACGAATGGACATACAAAGCATTTCGGCCATATTCATAGATAAGCAAACAAGCGGTATGAACCTGAAGCATTACCGTGTAAACTTCCACACGTACAGCGAACGATTAAGCATCGTAGAAATAACTTTTAAAGACTCTGGTAAGCCAAGTTACAGTTGTCTGAAAAGCAATAAAACACCGGAACAAATGAATGAATTTTTCAAAACACTTTATTGATATGACACTTAAAGATAAAATCAAATTTACCACTCTTACGCTAATGACTGTCGGGCTTTTTATCCTGTTAGTAGTAGTATTTATGGTGGGGTGAAATAATACTAATCAAAAAAAACTACTCAATCAGTATGAAAACAATCGAGATTACAGACGAAATGCATGCAGCATTAATGGAAATTTCAAAGGAGTTGAACACACAGGATAATTTGTGTACTGCAATGCCTTATATCTTTCAAATTATGACAGAACATCAGATAGCTGTTCCGGAAGGAAATGGAACACAAGCCTGGTTCTATGATGGAAGTCTTATCGAAAAAGAAGATGAGATAACTGAAGCTATCTATGACTACAAGGATGGTAGCATGTCAAAGAAAAAAATCAAGGAACTGGATGAATATGATCGGGATGAGTTGATGGAAAAGATAGGCTACCAAAAAGTGTATTACGACTACGAGAAAAAGTGTGAAAATGCATTTTTTACAAAGAAAGGAGCTGAGCATCATATCAAAATAAACGGTCATAACCTGAGTAACCCACAAATTTATTTGAACCATGCTTTCAGAAATGCTGAAATGGAATTGGTGATGAGTTTTTTGTGTGAGTTAAGTGGCGGTAAAATTCATAAATAAGCGGGGTTATGAAAGAAGCAAAGATAAAAACACATGTGCTTTGGATTTCTCCGAAGTTTCCACATGATCATCCGAGAAAGGGAGAACCTACCTATTTCGTAGAGAGAATACAACTTGCTCTTAATCTTTTAGTACAAATGCCTGGTGATTTACTTATTGACTTAGAACCAAAACTTCATACATGCAGGGCTGACTCTAAAAACAGCAAAAAGAAGAAAGGAGCTTATGAAGAATGGAAGCGAAAAATTGATGAAGTAAATCGTGGTGAAGCGATACTTTCAGTACGAATGTGGTCGGGAAGTGCTTACAATAGACTACACGATGGAAGTAAGCCGGTAGAGATTGCTCAGTTTGATAAGGATTCAGGTTGCGGTGTACAGAAATTGGAATTTTATGAAGATAAAGATGAAATACCATCGATTAAATACCCAATAATAAATAATTTTTCTGAACCAAAAATAGAAGATATTGCAGAAAATGACGGCTTATCACTACATGACTTTAAAGCATGGTTCAGAAAAGCTGACTTATCAAAACCAGTTGCAATTATACAATTCACGAAATTCAGATACTAAGATGTCAAAAATAAATAGAGAAAAACTGAGAACTTTAATCATCAATAAAATATGCAGTTTTGGCGATGGTATTACAGAATTTCATTCACGACATGTACAAGAATTAATCTATTGGATTAAAGATTTGGAAGACAAACTAAAACTTTCACAGCAATGGATTTCAGTAGAGGATAAAGTTCCAACAGTAAATGAAGATGACAAATTTGATTTGAAATATGGATTTTCAAAAGAAGTAATTGTGAAGATGAGAGATGGAACGTATGCAGTAGGGATTTATTGTAAAAACTCTAATTCATTTTCGTTGAAAGGTTCAACATTAGCTTATAGAATAACACATTGGAGACCAATTGAAATAAATTAAACAATTCACGAAATTTAGATACTGATATAAATTGAATCGGTTTGCTGCCAGTGCGTTCAGAGAAAGTAAAAAAAGTAAGCTATATGCAGAAATGAATGGGAAACCGACTACCACGAGCAAAAAGACTCCGAACTGGATATACAGGAGTTTTTTATAAAAAAAACTAAATAACTAATATGAAAACAGGATCAGAATTAATTGCTGAAGAAAGAAAACGGCAAATTGAAGAAGAAGGTTTTGCTGTAAAACATGATTCACAGCATACTAATGGTGAATTATCAAGAGCAGGAGCCATATATGCATTATCAGCAGATGAAAGAGATGCATTTTTTGTAGCAGATCCTTGGCCATGGGATTTACATTGGTTTAAACCTACTCCAAACGACAGAATTAGAGAACTAACCAAAGCCGGTGCATTGATAGCTGCTGCTATCGATGTGATTTTAAACTCAGAAAAACAATAATATGAAAATAGGAACTAAATCAATTTTATTTGGGGCGCATCAGTTTTTATTGCACCCGGTATTTGTGGCATGGGCATGGATTCAGTTGTACGGCTTTCCGTGGGATCCTCGTGTATGGATTGCATTTTTTGTACATGACTTAGGATATTGGGGTAAGCCTAATATGGATGGACCGGAAGGAGAAACGCATGTGGAACTAGGTGCAAGGATAATGCATTTTATATTCGATGGAATGGAGCGGGTACAAATGACTGAAATATTCCCTTCTATACAACGATTTGTAGAATTACGAAAAGCGGGATGGCATGTGGTTGATTATGGTGATAATGCAGTTACATACGAACGTATGGAACAATCTACCAAATGGAGGGACTTTACGTGTTACCACTCGCGCTACTACGCTAAGAAGAACAATGCTCAGCCTTCGAAACTTTGCTTCGCGGATAAACTGGCTTTCTCGTATTTTCCACGCTTTATATACATTCCAATGGTATCAATGACTGGTGAGATAGTTGAGTATATGAAACAGAAAGATGAATACAAGTACAAACCATCTAAATGGAAACCAACTTTGATTGAAAAACTGATGTGGCATGAACGGGTGGACCGGCACAATAAAAATTGGGTGGCGGAACATAGAGACGGCCGGATAGATACCTGGACGAATGCTAATCGAAATACTACCGGTCCACTGCATGTGTTGCGGGAGGATGTGTACACTAATGACGAAACCAATGAAATGGTGGGGCGGATGGTAAGAAAATAGCACTTCGACTCCGCTCAGTGACCCAGTGAACTAAATAATAACTCAATAAAAATAGTATGTGGAAAACAACATTAAAACATCAGAATGAACTTAACCACGATCGAGTGGAAGAGATGACGCACGACTTTGGTAGTGGTGTGAGAGTGATAACGAACTTCCCCAAAAAAAATACATGCTTAATGCATGGCGAAATAGTAGTTGGTGAACATGATTTGGTAGAAGATACCGAGAACTATACTCAGTATTTGAATAACGTAAATAGCGAAGTAAACCCTCAAAAATAAGAATACAATGGTAGAAACTAAGAATACGGAGATCAGGTATAAAACTACTGACCCAAAGCGAATGATAAATAAGTACACTGTAGGTAGAGTGCTTAAAAGTTGGACTGAAGATTTCGTAGACGAAGGTACGGGAGATGTAGTGACAATTGAAAGAAATGAAGTTCTATTTGAACGTGGAACATTGATTACTCAGGACGTATTAGCGCAATTGAAATTTCACAAGGACGCAGGTGATATTACAGAGGTAGAAGTAAGCAATCAACGTCGGGTAGCATTTGAATATGAAAATACTTCCATGCGCCCATTTCTTGCCATTGCTGACATGGATGGTAAGAAAAAAAAGTTTCTTTATTACGCTACAAAAATAGCCACAGCATTAATCCTACTGAAGGATTATATAGAGTTGAATTACTCTACCGGTTTCTTCCTAACTTCTATAAGAGAGTTTGAAACGAACATTATTCTGATCGATACACTCAAAAAAGTAAATCAGGATGATAATGTGGAAGAGGAAGAAAATCAGAACGAACAAAAGAAATTCTACCAGATAGATTTCAATGTTGAAATTGATGGTGAACAGGTAACTACCAATTCAGCCGTGGTGCATACGTTGAACGTGGATCGTGCAATGATGCTTATAAACGACTACCTGATTAAAAATGAGAAGCGCAGAGCTGACGAAGCCAAAGAGAAAAATAGAGATTATACTGTACAGACTTACAGCACTTCTATAGAGTCGGCAAAACCCATTCCAATAGGTGTATATATTTCAAGAGAATTTTCAGAAGCATACGCCAACGAATAAAATCCCCCTACCCTATTATTATAGCACAGCCGGCGCAAGTTGGCCGTGCTGTTTATCCCCTACATGGAAACACTGGAACTAATCAGGCAAATGATAGCCGAAAATATAGCTGCTAATATTCGCCCGACACATGCGATAGAAATTGAGGTGATAAAACGCCAACCGGAAGCAGCTAATGATCTGCCGGTATTGGAACGTATGGGAATGATAAAGATGGGGCCGACGATAAATAGTAGGTACATAATTATCAGTGAACAGTAAACAGTTATCAGTAAAATAGTATGATTGAAAAGAAAAAAGCGGTAGAAGGTGAATTTGTAGTGCTATCATTATTTGATGGTATGAGTTGCGGTCAGATAGCACTTACTGAGCTTGGGAAAACTCCTACAACGTATTACGCCAGTGAAATTGATAAACATGCTATTGCCCAAACACAGTTCAACTTCCCGAATACTATACAACTTGGTAGTGTGGTGGATGTGGATGTGAATAAATTGAAGTATGTGAATGCATTGTTGGGTGGTAGTCCGTGCCAGTCGTTCAGTTTTGCCGGGAAGCGGAAGGGAATGGCAACGAAATGTGATGTTGAAATTTATACCCTTGAAAAATACTTGGAGCTAAAAGAACAAGGTTTTGAGTTTGAAGGGCAAAGCTACCTATTCTGGGAGTATATGCGAATACTGACAGATATACGCAAGTACAATCCGAATGTAAAGTTTCTACTTGAAAACGTAGAAATGGGGAATAAATGGGAGCGCGTACTTAGTGAAGCTATTGGCATTTATGGTGTACATATCAATAGTGCATTAGTATCAGCACAGAACCGTAAGCGCATTTACTGGACGAATATACGGACCAAACAAGTAGGATTGTTTGGTGAACTACATGCCGACATACCACAACCGAAAGATGAAGGTATTTTGCTGCGGGATGTATTGGAACGTGATGTGCCGGAGAAGTATTACTTGAGTGATAAAACATTCAACTATCTAAGTAATAGAAGTGATTTAAAACAAAAAAATGGTTGCGGTTTTAAATTTGATGTTAAAGATAATTTGGAATCAAAAAGCAGTAGCATAGGAATAAAATATGGTGCCGGTAGATTAGATGATACTTATGTAAAAGTAGACAAACAACTAAATCCAAAATCCGATCAAGAAAAGGCCAGTTGTTTCACAGCCGGAGCGCACAGTGGCGGTAATCATTCGGATATGGATTTGATATGTGTATCGATGGTAGGCCGTAAACTTGACGAAAACGGAACACGCAAAGATAATGACCCGGACATTAAAGCAGCTCAACGCTTAGAACCAAATTTAAGCGGAAAAACAAACTGCTTAACGAGTGTACAGAAAGATAATTTAGTGGTTTGTTTGACACCAAAGCGAACTGATTATGGTAAGCAGATACGCAAGCAATACGAAGCCGGAGAAGTTTCGGCCATGCGCAAAGAAGTGAGCCAGTTGGAGCCACGAGAAGATGGTAAAACGAATACGATTACCACTGTACAAAAAGATAACCTGGTAATACAACTTAACCCTAGCAAAGAAAGTGGCGGAGTACAACCCTACCAACAAAATAGAGTGTACGACCCGAACGGGATAAGTCCATGTTTGAATACAGATTCAAGACCACATGCAATAATTACCCCCTGCGATTACCGACATGATGAAGGTGTGAGAATGAAACAAGACGGTAAAACCGGTGCTTCGACAGGCTCAGCAACCGATGACGAAAGTTGCGGACAATTGGTAAAAATTGAACAACGATCTCATGGATTTAATAAAGGTGGTAGCCACTTCGAAAAATCACCAACGGTATTATGTTCGAATGATTGGGCCGGTAATAATGTACTTCATGCTGAGTCACGTATTCGTCGGCTAACGCCAACCGAAGTGGCACGACTTCAAACCGTACCTGATTGGTATATATGGGCTTGCTCAGATACACAGATTTACCGAATGTGTGGTAATGGATGGACAATAAAAGTAATAATGCATATACTATCTTTTTGATGAAAACAATTTACATTTCAATTCCAATGACAGGATATGATATGCGTGAACAGAGAGCTACGGCACTGGCATGGCAATGGTATTTTGAGAAGATTGGATATACGGTTATTAATCCTTTCGAATTGGCTGATCAGTTGCGGAAGTCGTTTCTGGAAATTGCCGGTTGTGAACCTACTGAAGCGGAGTATCTGCATGAGGACTTAATGAACCTACATATTTGTACAGATATATTCCTGTGCAATGGTTGTACAGAGTCATACGGATGTATGGAAGAAGTAGACAAATCCATAGAATATGGGTTGAAATTCAGTTTTGAAAAAGATTATAAAATTATTGATCCTTATGGAATTATACATAGAACAACCGCGCTTAACGCGTAATGCCAAGAACGGGCGGATATTGCCGGGGCATGTGCCGGCTAATAAGGGGAAAAAGTGGGGAGATTATAAGGTACCAAAGAAAAGCCGAAAGAAGATACTTGCTAACCTAACCAACGAAGGCCGAAAGTTGGGAGCACTGGCCAGTAAGCCGAGTCTGTGCATAAAGATAGTAGGGATAAAGAACGGTGAGTTTTTCGGCATGTTTGAAAGTGCTGCAATGGCGGAAATACTGCTAAAAGCAAAAGGAATGCAACTTAGTGCTACGAATATACGCCATTGCTGCAAAGGTAAGCGAAAGAGTGCCGGCAGTGTGCAGTGGTTTTATGAAACGGATTTTGAGAAATGGAACAAATTGATAGTCGATACTTCGACTACGCTCAGTAACCCTAGTTGATAGTATGTCAGGAAATACAAACAAAATAATAGCATTTAATTACTTCGGTGGAAAATTCACCTGGTTGGATCATTTGTATGCCAACTTCCCGAATGATTTTACACATTTGGTAGATGTATTTGCAGGAAGTATGTGCGTATCGATTAATTACAAGGGGAATGTAATTAAAACGGCCAACGAGATAAACGCAGATATCACCAATTTCTTTGAAGTGCTGAGGAACCATGAGTCGGAACTTGTACGATTGCTATTACTAACACCATGTAGTAAGTTAGAATATAATAACTGTTGGATAAACTCCGACAATAAAATAGAACAGGCACGTAGGTTTTATGTACGTGTACGACAATCTTTCTTTTCATTGGGTGCACAGACAAAAAATAAAGGTTGGCACATGGCTAAATCGCATGTAAATGCTGCGGGCGGTGAAACGGTGAGTAAATGGAACAATGCTATAGAGAAACTTCATGATGTGGCGGAAATAATCAGATCCAATTTTCAGATAATAAATCATGATTTTATGGATTGCATTGATAAAGTAGATTTTCCGAAAGCATTCTTTTATTGCGATCCACCCTATCCGGAAGAAACGCGAGCTAGTAAAAACGATTACAAGTACGAGTTTAGCACCGAAAAACACATACAGTTATCCGAGAAACTGCACAGCATTGAAGGAATGGCCATGATAAGCAGTTACAATTCGGAATTGTACAACGAACTGTATAAGGACTGGCGAAAGGTGGAGTTTCCGGTAAAGAAGAATAATATACGCAGTGGCGAAGTGCAGGAGGTTATTTGGATGAATTACGATAAGAAACAAAACGATTTATTTACAAAACATACAATTTAGAATTATGGAAAACACAATTATGGCAGAAGCCAAGACAATTAGAGAGCTTCGGGATTTTTTGGCAACGGTGCCGGATGAATTTTTGGACCGCAAGTTTGTGGTGCATGAAGAAGAGGAAGTACACTATGTACATGTTTTGGAGGAGAACACCGAAGATATGCTATACGATCCGGAGAATGCGGACACGGGAAATATGACACTGAAGGAATGGGAAGAGTATTACCCAGAAGTGAGTATTGAAAATTTGGTGGTCGGCATACCAAAGGGATGTCCGCTATTTACTGAGAATTTTTGAGTGATTTAGGTTGGTAAAATTGAAAAGTAGTATGATTGAATTTGATAAAAATAATTTCCCAATTATTCAGAAAGTAAAAATATACGTTGAAAGTGGATTAAACATAAAAAATGCTTGCAAAAAAATTGGTAAAAGCAAATATTTATGTTTCAAAAATGCTACTTCAGAAGAAAAAAAAGAAATTTATGCAATTCTAAAGAAGCATTATTATAGAAATTCAGCAAAATATTTATCGAAAAAAAAAGAAATAAATAGTTGTGATATTGATGATATTCTTGAAAAAATAATTGAAACAATTAAACAAGGTAATTGCTTATCAAAAGCGTGTATAATAAACAAAATAGCCTTAAACAAAATAAAAAAATATCTAACTAAAGATCAGAAAAAAAGAATAGATGAAACAAGTAAGGAATATTATCTTTCTAAGAAGTCTTTATATACTGATGAATTATTTGAAAAAATAAAATTGTCAATTCAAGAAGGAAATTCATTCCATAAATCATGTAAAAATAACAATATTTCAAATGAAACAGATTATAAAAATCACTTGTCAGAAAATCAAAAATTACAACTGAAAAAAATAATATTTGAAATTCAATTGAAAAAATACCCTGAAATTTAATCACTTTGTTCGACAAAATAACCATACGCGCCAAAGTTTCGAATGATGAGTGTGTGCATTTAGCACAGATTCATCATTTGCAGTCGTGGACTAACGAGAGAGGTACACAGGTAGATTATCGTAGTAGCGTTAATTACAAGAAGTTTACCGGCATATCGGTGAAGATACAGAATAACACGGTTACACTGAGTACTTCGCTGCATAAGTACTGGAACGATCGGAATTTCGGTCAGCTCAGGAACGATACTGTATTTACGATCTCGGAAGCTAAGGCAGCTTTCGAGATGTTGCTGTTTGAAAATGGTTTGCTTCCACAGAAAACAAAGGTGGTCCTATTTGAAATTGGCCTAAACATGCCGGTGAGTTATGACCCTATCACCTTTATAGAACTGGTACGCTATCTACCACGCAAAAATGACATCAAAGAAAACAAGATTATGTTTATTGATGCTAACTATAAGATCAATCGCCAAAAAACGTCGGAGAAACATAAGGATATACGGCGGTACTTCAAAATTTATGATAAGACGTGGGAGATGAAGGAGAAGAAGAGAAGCACCTCACCCCCGACCCCTCTCCTTGAGGAGAGGGGAGATAATACTGCTAAGGAAAAAAACATACTACGGATTGAGACTGTATACCGAAGGAAGAATGAAAGGAGTGATAAATTCTTTACGGATGAGAATATAAATCGCCTGGTGAAGAACTTTTGGATTGATTGGAAGGACCTGTTTTTTTTTCGCACTGTACGAGCCTATAAGGGCGCACGTAAGAGTGAAGTGGAAAGGGCGAGTATCATTGTCAATAACGGTACTGAGTCGTACTTAGAGCAAACAAAAGCGGATTTTGAGAAGGGAAAGATAACTGCGAAGCAATACCGTACCATCCGGGAGTTTATACGTGACTATGAAGTGGATAGCAGACGGTTTAAAACAATCACTTCACCGCAAGAAAATGAATATAACTCGTTGTTATTCAGTATATATGATATAACCCGTAAATAATGCCCATAAAGGCATATATAAATAACTGATAATCAACGATAGAAAAAATACTATAATTGATTATCAGTATATTAATAAAAGGAATTGGCTACTTTATAGAGCCAATTCCTTTTTTTTTGCTTCACTTCGACTTCTTCACTTCGACAAGCTCAGTGACCACAGTGACCACAGTGACCACAGTAACCTTATAATGATTACTTATAAAACTATGTAGCTTGTACTATACTTCCCAACAGGAAGCGGGAATGAAATTCACGCTCTGGGGGGAAGAAACTGTAATTTAATTCATAATTATTAATTCATAATTCATAATTAATGGAAAGGAATATTCTTTGTATTAGGTAGTTAGGAATGAATAATAAATTATTAGAATGGTTGAAAAGTCTAAAATAGAGAGAAATAGAACTTCGACTACGCTCAGTTACCTAATGATGTGATAATTATTGGGGTATAAGCAATAAAAAACACCTATCAAGTGAATGATAGGTGTTATTGTACTTCGACTTACTTCGACTTACTTCGACAAGCTCAGTAACCGAGATTAAATTAGATTTAAAACATAGAGTTTATTTTATCCATGGAGTCTTTTACTGCTTTGGTGAGTTCTTCATCTAGGTTTACTTTAGTTTCGGTTTGTTTGGCAAGAACGAAAGGAATTAGTTTTGAAACGAGTGCAAATTGTACATCTATATCGAGCGCTTCAAATTTATCTTTAAACTTTTTGTTTTTCATTTTTACGAATACAAAATCACATACAAGTTCCATAACTGCATTTTTAAGTTGTGCAGTTGTTTTGTTTTGTGTTCCTTTTTGCCTACCTCCTGTTTTAATCTTCTTTGCAATCTTCTTTGCAGTAGGTTTAGGTGTTTCGATTTTGATTTCATCGTTAGCTTGTTGCGGTTGTTCGGGATTCTTTTTCATTGGTGTTGGTGTATACGTTTAAATGCAAAATACGCACATAGAAATGGTTAGGCAATGTTTGCTAATAATAAATTGACAACGTGGGCAAAAATAGCGGTCAGAAATGTGGATTTTTGATTTCATTTTGACTCACCATGAAAGAAACCAACCGAAATATATCAGCATACGCAAAGAAGTACGGTAAAACAGCACAGAAAGACCGTAAGAAAGCCAATAGTGAGAATTTTTCAGACAACGATCTGGGAAGAAAACAAAACCTATTGATGTCGTTTTACAACTGTTGGAACTCACTTTCACAGCTCAGGACTGATATAAGACGTAATGAAGAATTCGTTTATGGCGATCAACACAGCGACACAGTGTATGATCATAAGAAAAAACGACGCATCACAGAACGCCAGTTATTCATAGAACAAGGATTACAACCATCTCAGTACAATATCATACGCAACGTTTTACGCACCATTGTGGGTGTATGGTCCAGTAACAAGACTTTACCCGTTTGCGTAGCTCAGAAAGAAGAACATCAAGCCGAAAGCGATGTACTTACAGCCACACTCCATACAGTATACAGAAAAAATGAACTTTGGAAGTTTGATTACTCCCAATTGGTTCAACTGCTCATCTCCGGCCTAATGATCACTAAGAACCACTACGTGAACCGTGATGGTGATAGTGACATAGTGAACGATTACATTTCCCCCTTCAATTTCTTTGTAGATAATACCATGAAGGATCCACGCTACAAAGATTGTAGCCTTGTGGGTTGCTTTTATGATATGTCGGTAGATGATATTGTAGGTATGTTTTCCAAAGGCAGCAAAGTACGTGCTGAGAAGATCCGCAGTTTTTACCGTGGAGCTGACAAAGAACGCATGTATGAAATGACACAGACGTTCACCGACCAACGATTAGAGAAAGATTTCTTTGTTCCCGGAATTGAAGCCTTTGGGATGGGAAGAGTAATTGAAGGGTGGCGGAAAGAAAGCGGTGAGTGCTATTGGATTCACGACTATCTGAACGGTGAGTATTACCCCGACTTCAAAATTAAAGAGTACGAGATAACCGCCGAGAATAACCGCCGGATAAAACAACAGGCAGGAATGGGAGTCTTGCCCGAAGATATGCTACTGCTTGAGTATGAGTGGGGAACTTCCAGTTATTGGAAATACTACTTTATGACCCCATTTGGAGAAGTGTTGGACGAAGGTATCAATCCATTCTGGCACGAAAAACCGCCGATTATCTTTGAGATACACGAATTCTTTGTTGGGAAGGTTTACCCATTCGTGAAAGACCTGATCGATACACAAAAGCAAGTCAACAAACTTTCGGCCATTTCGGAACTACTATCCAAGTACAGTGCAAAGTCATTGATGTTTATGCCATCTGATGCCATTGATGAAGAAAGTGGCGGTATAGCTGAGATTGAACGTAAAATGACTGATTATGATGCGGTAATACCATATAAATCAAAAGGAGTTGGTTCACCTGTACCAACTTATGTAAATACCGTAGCGCAAGCCTTTACTCCACTGAATGTAGTAAATATGTACTTACGCTTGAGCGAAAACGTGAGCGGAGTGTATGGAGCTTTGCAAGGTTCGGCACCAACGGCCGGAACACCCGCGCAGATGTATGCACAACAAAGTCAGAACTCAGCTACCAGTTTAAACGGAATATTTGAAGCCGTAAGTTCGTACAGAACCCGCAGGGACAAGATTAATGTACAACTGATGCAACAATTCTACAAAGGAACCCGCTATATTTTCGACAAGGGATCAGGAAAACGATTGCTATACGACGAAAACAGAGTAAAAAACATTGACGTGGAAATATCAGTATCAGAGAATACAGATACACCCGCTTACCGATTAATGAAAAACGATTTACTGTTTCAGTTGAAAGGATATGACACCAACAATGTACTGGATTTGCGCGGATTGCTTGAAGCCGGTGATTTACCTTTCAAAGATCAATTGCTAAACTATATCAACAAACGCGAAACCGAAGTAAAAGAAGCAGCACAAGCCGGACAACCTATACCGGGAGGACAACCAATGCCACCGGAATTACAACAGCAGTTAGGACAATATCAGTTTGCACCGGAAGTGAAAGAACAGTTAGGAGCGATCAGTGAACAGTAAAACTACCCCTAAATCCCCTGAAGGGGACTTAAGAGCGCGAAGAATTGAAGAGCACTTCGACTACGCTCAGTGAACAAAGAAATATGAAGAAGAAAGTAGAGATAAAAGGGATAACAACTACATCGGTGTACAATGATGGTGATTGTATGAGTGTGGTGAATATGCGCAAGAAGAATGGCGTATTTAAACCTGTATCTCCACGAAAAGCGATTTATACACTGGCCAATAAGTACGATGAATTGTTTGTACACCAATTACCATCCACCGGTGAAAACTGGATAGGTGTGAGAAGTGGAAAACTTTGGTACATTCAAAACATAGGAACACCAGGGCAAACCGATACAGAGTTATGTACGGTTGCATCTGTTCCTTCCATTACACAGATCGGAAATATTCTGAATGTACTTGATACAACAGGATTGAAATATATTTTGTGGTACGATAATGAGTATAAACTTATCGACTCCAATTTTGACGGTGACCAAACCAGTACAGCAATAGGACCGGTAAAAGTAGATTTGAAAGTAGATGGTGAACTGGATGCAAGTGGATATGTAAAAACACGAGCTTACAGGAGCGATGTACAATTCAGCTACGGAAGTAATTCAGATGCCAATACTGTAGAAAATCAAAAAACCCGCGCTTTTATTTACGACGGACTACATGCAAAAGCATTGGCAGGAATAAAAACAGACGGTTTTTTAAATGGGTTTGTAATGGCCATTACTGCATTGGAATTGTACGACGGTTCATTTATCATGCACTCAAACCCAGTATTGCTGAATCAATCATTTGACATATCAACACGCTATCAGGTTGCGGTGAATGCGATCAATTATAATTATCTGGACAAGAAAGCAGTATTTCAACCCGCTAACATTCCACTGAACGAAACAGTTATTAATAACGATGGATATGCAAACATTGGAATACCAACAGGAATCAGTTTTGCATTTGCACCCAATTCGGGTGACAGAATAGGAACACAGGTTTATTCCATACCTAGTGTATTGGGATTTTATGGAAAAGTGGAAAATAATAACGAGGTAGCAAATAAATACCTTTGGTTACTGGCCAGTTATAACCGGTTGAAATTTAAAGTCAACGCAACGATAGATCAGAAATACAAGTCGCTGATCAAATCGATGTCAGTTTTTATCACACCCGAAATTACGCTATACAAAACACCCAATGCCAAGAACTATGAATTTGTAGGATATGCACATTTTTCAGACTCAGGAGCATACCACGAAGTACCTGAGAACTATCTTCCACCACTGAAAACAGATGTAGAGC